AGCCCATTCAGCTTTCCGTTTGACCGCAGGGACAGTATCGATCGCTTGGAAGAGGCGTGCCTTCTCTTCGGGGTCTTTGACGAGCTTATCGATCATGAGTGAATACGTCTCGGAATGAATAGACTCATTGAACGATTGATATGCATAAAAGGAGCGCGCCTCTGCAATCTGGACATCCTTGGAGAAATTCAGGTCGATATTTTCCATGACGATTCCGTCACTTGCCGCGAAGAATGCCAGGACCATCTTGATGAAATGGCGTTCTGAATCAGACAAACGGTCCCAATCCTTGAGGTCTGACCCGAGATCAATCTCCTCGACAGTCCAGAAACTGCCGAGTGCTTTCTTATACAATGCCCAAAGTTCCGGGTACCGTATAGGAAAGGTTGTGTAGCGGGATGTACTTGTCGCCAAGATTGGATCATCCCCCATTGTTAATTTAACGTCTTATTTTTTTAAGCATACCCTGAAATAGAGGGTGGGGGAGGAGGGGTTTGGGTCATGACGGGAGGAGGGGGTGGGGGTGGCTGGGAAACAGGAACGGTATTTGCAATTATAATCATAATTATGAATGCCAATATGAGTCCGACTATAAATCCAACCATATATTTCCAGTTATGTGAAGGGATAGGTACATTCATTTACTATACTCTGAGATGTTTATGGAGTCACATACGGAATGGGTGGGGTCGGTATAGGTGCTGGGGTGTACTGTGCATTTGTAGTGTAATCTGGTGTAGCACTATTCGTCATACCATATGGGGGGACTCCCATGGGACTCTTTGAGCGACAGTTTCCATCTGAATCCACGCCATTTGTTGAACAGCAGTCTGATCCGTACGTTCCCGAACTTGGGGCACCATCCGGAGTACACTGGTCAGGGTTTGTGGGTGCATTCTTTTTCGAAAATCTCCACCACCAAATAAATCCCACAACCACACCCATGAGTAATGCTATAGTGAAAAATAAGTCCCATGAGAATTCAAACTTTTTCGGTTCTTCCAGACCCTTGAGGGCTGGAAGATCGATTGGCATAGTAAAGGTCACCTGTGCCATCTCTACAGTACATAAAGATATTTTTGCTAGTTGTTAATATGGAGGATACCGTCAAACGCCTTGCACTTCGTCTCAAGCTCCATAACGTATCCGGAAGTATCGTACACCACGTCGCTCTTTTGAAAAAATCTCTTGATCAGCAAAAATTTGAAACTGAAATGATCAAGGGGTTTTGTGTGATTCCAGAGACGAAAGAGGCGTGCGATCACTATTGGATCCGGGAGAAACAAACAGGTCTGGATTTAGACGTGGCGTTTATGGTTGCCACGCTTAGGAGCCCCGAGCTCCAAGCTCTACATCCTGTTCTTCTGGAGTCGCTCCCCCCTGGCTTGATCCGGTCTGACGAGAAGGAGACGATGATCCGTGAGGAAAATGAGAGATTGTTTGAACTGTTCCAGCGAGACCCCAAAGCCTTTTGGCGCGAGGCTCCCCGAGACGTGACAAGTTTCCATGTGATGAATTAAAATCGGTCGAACTTTTCCGAGGGGATCCGGTAACAGCAGCAGCCGCCATATTCAGTAAATTAAATTTCTCCTTTTTGGGAAGCTCAGTAAATGCCAGGTGATTAGGCAAATCCTTTTCAATAGGATTTCCCTGTTCGAGTGCAGTGTTAAACTCTGAAAAACAATCGACCAAAAACGCCTGTCCATCGGTGACGCGGTTCTCGGGTGCGATACTCAGCTCCTTGGAAATCTTGAGTGCCAGGCGCTTCATGAGAATCGAGGCGCGCAGAGCATTGGTCATCTTTTCATTAATTTTCATGTACAATTGAATCGACCCGAGCACACCTGTCCCGGCTGACAATATCGCATTGAGAACGCTCACAAATTCCTGTGCAATAAAGGAGTTTAGTCCCACGGCTGTCAGTGCATTAATTGCCGATATAATCAAAATTGGAATATTAAATTTTGACGCAAGTTTAGAATAGAACAAGTGATCCTTGCTATGATGATCATAATAGGTGTTACATTGCTGTTCTAATTTTGCCAAAAATTCCTGCTCGTCAGGATGCCAACGAAGCTCTTCGCTTTTCGTCATATATTTAACGCACTAAAAAAATTTAGAATTTGTTTCAAATTCAACAATACTCGAAACCCGACCAGGAAGTCGACTCTTGACCGCCTTGTAAGCCATGTTAAACACAGGATTTGTATTCGTGATGCGAATCTTTTCCAGAATCCCCTTGTCAGGACGAATCTTCACCATGAGTTCCATGAGGTGAATGGCAGTATCTGAATTTAGTTTTGAAATTGGAACACCCTTGAGGTTCAACTCAATAACCTCTTTCAGGTTGTGTTGAATCACATAATCATCTAGTTGTTGAACGATTGGCTTGATTTCATTCATAAAATCAAGTGCCTCTTGGGGCGTCTTGGGCTGGCGCTCAATGTACTTTGCTCCAAGAAATTCAATACACAAGCGTTTACCTTGTGGATAAAAGACGAGGAGATCGGTCATTCCTTGAATTTTATAAGCTCTCCCTTTTTAAGTTTGTTTTGACAAGCGACCATACTTTGTCTTTTTGGCTTTGGGTCACGTCTTCACAGTAGAAAGGAAACGTGCAAAAGATTGTGTATGCCGTCATGTGCTTGAGGAGTTGAACATCTTCTTTATTAAAATTCAGAATCTGAAAAAATTCATCATCGAGGCGCGTTTGTGGAACCTCGTCGCGGCTTAAAATAATGTCAAGCCCAACAATTGACTGGTACATTTTGGACCAGTCGTACATGACATTCCCTTTGACTGTGAGTAATTTTCCAAACTTTCCGCGCATATCGACAAACACGAATTTTCCTTTATAGAGAATTATGTTAGAAAACCACAAGTCACCGTGAATAACATTGTTTATTGGCAAGTTCAAAAACTCATCTTGAATAATTTGCTTTAGCTCTATATACACGTCATCAAAATCTGGAAACGGATAGCAGTCTCTCTGGTTAGCGCGCTCCTCGAATTTGCCCATATAGTGATCATATACATCTGCCGGGCTGATCACAACCCCATCATCAAAAGTCATGGCGTGAAACTCTCTGGTTGTCTCGATGAGATTTTTGAGGATTTTACCATTAAGTAAGTTTTCGGAATAAAGATTATCTAAACTCGTACCATTCACAAACTCGGTGGTGATTGAGGTGGCATCATACGAAAAAACCGTCGGGAAGAGAGGGCTCTTGATATTTCTATAAAAATATATTTCACCCTCCATATTTGGACCAATTTTCATAATCTTGTCCCGTCCTATCCTAATTATGCGGTTATATCTATTCGTGCCAAATTTGAACTCGAGGCTTTTACGATAGGTATAGAACCCCATGTCCTTGAACAAATCTATTTGATAGGTGTTGAAGCCCTTGTCATCGATGTAAATGTCACCGTATGGTTTTCCAAAAACAATTTCGTCATAAGGGATGTCTAGGGCTACGAGTGATTCAAGTGTAACGGCACCAATGTTCTTGATCAGTTTACCGACGTTTCCAGCCGCTGTGACCATCCCGCGCGCTGTGTGAATGATCACCTCGTGTCCTTCCGACTTGAGGTGGCGAACAAAGTTGACCATGTGAGTGACCGATTCGACGTTTGAATAAACATCACCCATAGTTACGAGCGTATTATCCAGGTCCACGACCACTCTGAGTTTCTTTTGTGGAATTTTAGATGAATTTGCAATAATCTCCTGTTCCGTGCCAATTGAAAAAGCATCTGGTAAAAACACTGACTTGACCAGGTGCTGATTTTCAATCATTTTTTGCACCACCTTTGACAGAAAGCTCTCAGTAGTATCATCAGTTATGACTTGATAACAGGCTTTACGGCATGTCTCAATGCTTTCGAACCCGTAGCCTCCTATGCAAATAGTGTCTGAAACCTTCGTCTTTTCATGAATAGATAGAACTTTGTCGTCTTCGACTTTAAGGAACGAATAGTGATCAAACCCCGTATTGTTATGGGTCGCTAGCACAAAGTTGCCTTTTGGACACGCATCGAGTCCCGTGTATATATTGTCGTTATCGAGCACCAACACTTGTTCTTGATCATCGACCACGTTTTTGAGCCCCACATAAAGGGTTTCGGCTGGTCCTCTCGTTTGAAAATCTATACGTATAAATTCGAAGGTTATCGAGGGGAATGTCTTACTGAGATATGCGGGAAAGCTGTACACATCCATATTTTTGTTATAAATTATAGTCAAATGAGTGAACTTGAGGTTGTTTATAACATACCAAATCATATGAGTTCCGTTAATGAGATTGAGTGGCTTGGGGTACACATTCTCAAAACGGGTTCCGGCTCCTCCACAAAGAATCACCACCCTCATTAAAATACATAATGAAATTTTTATTCATCAATTAACACGGGGTATTTCCAGAACCCGGGTGTACGCCAACCTTCCCATGTGCATATAGAGCTTTCCGGTCTATTTACTATTCTAAAAAGAGGGTTCCAACATCGTTGTGTGTTGGACTCGTGGATGCTATCAATATAGACCGCCACGTCCTTGGTGATATGACACCGTTGGATAACCCCCCATACCCACAAATCATGTAAGAGGATTATGCGCTTTTGTAAAATTCCGAAATGCTTTTTAGGCACATAAAGCATCATGTCGTTTAACCGTGGAAAGTTTTCGAGTAGAGGAAGAGGATCGTTTACAAATGAATATGTTATCTTATCGGAAGGACGGAACACCTCAGTGAAATAGGGCTTGAGGAACAAATCTATTCTAAAAAAATGAATAAAATCATACTTGTCCCAATCTTCTACAAGGTCTATAGCTTGACGATATATCGCATTAAATCCTATAGCTCTCCCTTCAAAAATCTTCCATTTTACAAGTCGAGGTTTGTACCAGTCGAGCATCTCCTGTGTATAAGGCGTGTCGTACGAAACAATGATTATTTCCGCGTCTAGATTTGTGTCTTCCATGAACTTGACATGACTCATACACGCCTCTTTTTGTTCTTTATAAGAAGAGGGGTCGCCTCTTGTCCGGGAAAGCCATCCACCTCCCCTAAAGCTTTCCCCTATCAAAAGGATCAAAGCCTTCATCTATATATTTTCAACACAATTTTGATCTGGAATTAACGTGATGAGGTTTCTCATGAATGGTGGGAGGAACCCACGGACCGCCTCGACCAGTGTATTGAAAATGACACCCCCTCCGGATACCTGGCAATTTTGAAGTAAAATACAATTTTTGGTGTGTTCATAGATGTTCCATATAATGCGCATCATGGTTATAGGCTTTATCTTTTTGACTTGCACATCCGATAGGTCAGCCGAACACACTTGCTTTAATCCATGCTGAATACACAAGTTCTGAATTTGGTCAAGGACTGGATAAAGTTCCTGACAAAACTCATCCGTCGCTTCAGTCGTGCTCGGCTGAAGCTCTATGAGACGCCCGACGAGGATGTCCACGTAGAGAATCTTGGCATCCTGATCCGGCTGAAACCGCAACCAATCCACACTTGCCATCTACAAGAAACATACTTTATAAAAATACGACAATATCGCGGAAATATTTGGGAATGGCAAAACTTATAGGTCCATAGAGAGTCCTGAAAATAAAGCCTGTATTTACAAACTGAATCTGTCTCAGAATGTTGTCGTCGCGTGTATAATCAACCACCTCCCTGACAATTTTCACTATAAGTTTAAACCTGTCAATTGAGACAATACCCGCGCCTGCTAAATCAGCCTTGATAATCATACCTGCCGATTTCTCACGAATCTCATGAATCATCGGTTTAAGATCGTCTAGGGCGACTCCCTCCGCTGGATAATCTTTCACGACGAGCGTGACGTGTGCAACATTGTCAGAGTCCCATATATATTTTATAAACTCCATATACTTATATTCAAGGTTTTTGGGTAACAAAAATAGCGTATCCACACCCAAGTAATGCAAACCCGAAAAGCATGTTTATTATTAAAACTCGGCGCGGGACCTGCTGATTTTGTTCTATAAAAGTGACGGGAACAGGTACTATGGTATGAGTGGGCTGAACAGGTCTAGGAACTGGGAGTTCTGCTCTGCACAAAGGACATTTTGGGAGATAACACTGTATGTGCACTTGGTTATTACAACATCCCAAGTGCACAACAGTTCCTGATAAAGGTTCCAGACACACTGGACACTCCATTATTATTTATTAATTATTAAAATGCATCAGATGGGGCTCGAACCCATGCGCTCATACGAGCAGCAGATATCTAGTCAGTTTCGTAGAAACTGTTCCTTTCTGAGACTTAAGTCTGCCTCCTTAACCAACTCGGACACTGATGCGCGCGACTCTGGCGGGGGTCGAACCCGCAATCTCGGGATGGCACCGGGTGAAACAATGTTTCGCCCTAGAAGTCCCACGCGATATCCAATTTCGCCACAGAGCCTGGAAAAAATATTTTTAAATATTACTAAATGGCTTTGTTCAAGAAAAATTCAAATGCCAACTCGGAAAACCGTCGTCGGCGGCGAGCTCAATTATTGTTAAATAATAAGCTTGCAATATTATATCTTGAAAGTGCGCTATTTAATAAAAATATAGACAGACGTAAAAAATACACCTTGAACGTTATTAGACATGTAAGAGGAAGCCCTCTATGGACACCAAACTTGGTACCATTTCGCAACGCATATCTTATGAATAAATTGAAGATTGCGTATAACAACATAAAACCTGAATTAAAAAAACGGAATAACAATGCCGCTGCCGCGCGTCAGGCACGGCAGACAAATGCCCGGCGCAAGGCAAACCAGCACGCAGCATACTTGCTCACGAATGAGGGAAAACGCTGGAAACAGCAAAATAACGAAAGAATTCGTCTGCAAAAACAGCAGAACAATGAAGCAGCCCGGCGGCGCGCTAACGCAAATGCTAATATGTTTGGTAGAACAGGATACAGTATGACTAATTTCAACTATTATTAGATGTCCCTGGCGGGGCTCGAACCCGCGGCGTCGAGCTACCGTAGTCAGTCGCGAAGCGACTGTTCCCTCTTAGGGTCACAGTTACTACGTAACTGGTTCATAAGACTCGCACTCTAACCAACTGAGTTACAGGGACATTGGGGGACTCCCCCCATCTAGACTACATCTTTTTTCTTTAACACTAGTAGATATGATCCAACTTGTTAGACTTCTGGGAGTTGCATATGTCGGACTCCTGAGTTTCGTGTTCGCCTTTTTGTTTTCCCACTGGCTTGATAAGATTACACCAAATCTCGACCAGTCAAAGACCAAGTGGCGTACATTCATAGAGGTGGCATTCCAATTTGCCCTGATAGGCGCGCTCATCTATCTTTCTCGGGGACTCATCAAGAAGATTCCCTTCCCACTCGATGGCGTTTCAGGGTATGACCATAAAAGTCTGGGAGAGCTTAGAGCTCTTCCACTCATCGTATTCATCTTCATGTTTTTCCAACAAAGAACCCAAGACAAGATGAAATTTCTTATTTCTTCCCAGAGTGTAATCCCCACAAAATTCTAACCTACTAGTATATGTTTAAACGACCAACTGCTAAACGGTCGACGCCGATGCCACTACCCGCACCACCCCCAAACGCGCCTGTGAACCGCGGCGCGCCACCTAACTGGGTCACAACTAGAAGATATACCATGACGGTCGGAAACAACCGCTGGAAGACGTATGTACACAACAACAGACGCACCGGTAAGAGAACTACGGTCCGCGTCGCCCCAGGTGAGACCCTTGCAAATACATGGAGAATGAATGGATTCCCGGAACCGACGCGCATGCCTGGTCTCGAACCGGGTGAGATTTATACCAGAGCTAGCCAGGTTTTACCCATACGGGCACGACGATCCCCCCCACGCGCACCAGCGCGTCTCTTGTCTCCCTTTCCACCATTGCCTCCTCGCGCTAACAATAACCAGAACAAGAAAAACCAGGCATACGTCAAGGGTATAGTAACTCGCATAATACACAAAATAATCAATCAGGACAACGAGGACAAAAAGGTTATTTCGAGACTCGTCGGGGGTATAATATCAAAGATAAAACGTCAGAACGCAAACGTTCCCAAACTTTCACTTAATAAAAACGCGACGAGCCGTAAACGCACAAATGCAGGTGCATTTATGGGTGAAATTCTTCATAATAAGGCGGCAAAGAAAGCGTATTCAAACCGTGAAGGCGTGACTCTTGCAAAAGTGAATGCACTTTTGCGCGCTGGTTTGATTGAGCAGGAAAACCTGAACAACGCACTCAAGGCTGTCAAGGCTGCGCGGCAACAGACCCATAAATCCGTGAATATACCTCTTCCAGCAAATTTACCAGCTCTCCGTCAGTACAAAGCACCCCCTCGTAACCAGGGTCTTATTCTTAACGCAGCACTCCAGCATACCGAGGGCGCTGGAAATGGAAGCGTCGTCATGAGACCAGCCGTGAATACACCAAATCGTGCAGGTAGATTAGATCCACTCATGACAAGCTTCATGAGTCTCAGACCAGAAAACGTACCTTCTACCGCCCAGCCAAAGAAGAAAAAACTGACTGGTGTAAGAGCGCGTATATTCAAGATGACTAAGTAGTTTTAGAAGACTCTACTTTTTATTTAAGAGGAGCACCCATCTTTGATTTTAAAAGGCATAATCTTGGAAAGTTTATCCTGAAATTCTTGATTCTCACCCTTGCCAGGTATTTCTGATTTTTGATTCAAAATTGCTTGAACCTCAAGACGACTCAGTGTGACGGACCCGAGTCGAAAGTCCTCAAATGCTTCACACGTCATGGGACACACGGGACGTATCCATTCATAGACCTGTTTTGCGAGGTCCCTGATTTCCTTCTGAGCATGTTCCTCCATACGAAGCTCCAAAAAGTGAAGGAGGTTATGAAGATTAATTTTCCAATAAAATTCAGTAAAGGTACTCTGGGGCAGGTGGGTCCGAGCCAGTTCCCGGGAGACTCCCTTTTTGATCATTTCGTCGTATGTATGGAATGCCAGGTCACATGAAGCCTTTTGCTGAGCCAGAAGACTCTCGCCCTCGCTGAAAGTTTCCTCCCCACCCTGAACACGCGTGGTAGATTGCTTACGTAATTCATCGGGTAAAAAGTAATCACTTGGAACTATGGAATAACGTGCGGACAATTCATTCACGCTCGCCGTACGGTGCCGAAGCCACTGACGAGCTATGAAAATGGGACACCGAATATGAAATTTAAATTCAACCATCTCAAACGGCGTCGTATGCCAATGACGCATGAGATAGCGGATGAGTGCACGGTCTTCACTCACAGACTTGGTTCCAGCACCGTACGACACACGCGCCGCCTGAACGATAGCAGCATCGCCTTCGTTTACACCGCGTGGCATGGAATCTACAAGTCGAACCGCCATTTAAGTTTAATAAGTTTCACCTCTTTATAACCGTGACCAGTAACGCGCCTGAGGTATGGAATAACCATTCTTCAAATAACGTTTGAACTTTCTCTCTATATTAGCATTTCGTTTAGTCGCAGGACTGGGACTCTTTTTACGAGTGAAAAATACTTTCACTATCTTAAACATTTATAATTACACGCGATTTTTTCAAATGTGTTGCACTTGAAAAAATCGCTCCCGGCAGGTTTCGAACCTGCGACTTTGAGGTCCCACGTGTCGAGGTGCAAGCACCTCTCCTAACAGCCTCACACTCTACCAACTGAGTTACAGGAGCACGGAGCAGTTTTACGACTTGCTTAGGTCAGTCTGACCTGCCGGAATCGAACCAGCGACCTAAGGATAATTACTAACGACTACAGTCCTTCGCTCTACCAATTGAGCTAAGGTCAGACAAGAGGTTCCAGGGAGGATCGAACTCCCATTACGGGATGGTCCCCCGGGTGAGCCGTAGGCTCGCTCTCAGAGTCCCGTGTACTAACCATTATACTATGAAACCGCTGCATTCACCGGGAGTCGAACCCGGGTCTAAACCTTGGAAGGGTTTTATCATAACCGTTAGACTATGAATGCTGCCCTCACTGAGGTTTGAACTCAGGACCTTTTGCTGATTGGCGATCGGAAACAAGTTTCCTCGCTACTAAACAAACGCACTACCACTGTGCTATGAGAGCATCAAATAGTGAAAATTTTCTTCACACCTGCACCAATCACCAACGTGCGACACCCCGGACACCTACGTTTGTCCCGGGTTTGCGACCAGCAATACTCGCACACAACGTGACCACATGGGTCAATAAATAACTCAATATTACGTTCCATGCATATAAAACACGTGAACTGAGCGTACCTCTCAGCATTTGTATTCTGCAGTACCTGATTCATCGCTTCAACCTGCCCTTTGAGTTTCCCACATTGTTGAGTCAGGGCATGCAGACCCTTTTCGGACTCGTAGTTGTCTAATACAGACACCAGTTGTGCCTTTAAGTCGTCTGAATCCACATTTTCAATAATCAATTTCGAAATTTGAGAACTTTTCTCTAAATCTCGCAACTCAGCTACTTTCTGACTTAGCTCCTGTGAAGTCTGTTTGAATTTTAGTTTAAAATTACAGAGATCCTTTTCAAAGTTTTTCCAGGACTCGTCGAGTTCGCATGGTTCGGGGACAATTGTAGTCGCAGCCGTCTGTGTAATAAGTTCATTAAAAATTGAATCGAAATTTCCCCGAGTAAGTTCCAATAAGGCATGTGCTGGGTCAATGTATGCAAATTCCATATTAATATTTAAAAAAAATATCCTTAACTAATAAATGTTGGGAGATTCCATCCTTATCGTGATAGCCATGTTACTGATTGTCCTGGGTGTCCAGCCCATGCTGGAGGGAGATACCCGTAAGAATTCGGTTGCCATCGTCAACTCATTGACCCTCGTTGTCATGGGTGTTTTCCTCATATTTTACTGGAACAGCATAGTACCCTCTTGAACCAAGACACCTTGGGTTTCTTTTTTAGGAATTTTGAAACAGAATTCAACATTTCAGAGTGAGTGAATTTTAAAACGTCTCTTCTCATGTCTTCGGGGAAGGACATGTCGTCGACAACCATACACAAAATCTTGAACATATTCTCCTCAGTCAGGTCATATGTTAAAAGGTATTCAATCAGGTGAAGCACTGTATCATATGTGTCATACTTAAGGGTCTTGAATACACGATCATTAAGTATTTCATTTGTTCTGTCAAGAATACTCGATACATTTGAACCAGGCATCGAGACAGAGACCGCCTTGACGAGTGCAGGACCCGTCAGACCCTCCATTTTTATATATTTATATTATAAATGTCAGCAGTTGACACGGGTTTCTTAATTCTTCTTCTCATGCTGACAGCCGCCCTTGCAATTACCAATTTTGCTCAGGCTCGCACCAATATGAAGACCCAGTATCAAAACTATTTTGGTCTGATGTTCCTGATTGCTTTCGTGGTTTTGCTCGTTTCGGGGTGGAAGAGCATGTCCCAGCAGTATTAAAAACAAAAGTAGTGAAATAAAAAATGAAGCACCTCATCGGACACATTGATGGCGTCTGGGTGTCTCGAGCGTACCATCTCGAACGAATTATGATTCGAATCGCTGAAAGGTGTGGGTTCACGGTCGTGTCCCGAGCTTTTCACCAATTTGAGCCCCATGGGGCAACGGGAGTTCTAGTACTTTCCGAGAGTCACTTTAGCGCTCACACGTATCCAGAACACAACAGAATCTACTTGGATGTCTTTTGTTGTAGTCCGAACTTTGATCCAGACTTTTGTTCATATGTAATCGAAGAGGAATTTTCAGCACTTAGCGGGACTTGGAAAGTAGTTTCCAGGTAATGAGACCAGCTACGAGAGTCCATCCCACAAGGTGATCAAGTTTATTCATAGCCTCAATTTTTTCCGGGGGAAGTTGATTAAATTCCTCCTTGTAACCACGGGGTTTGAAAGGCAGCCAAACGTACCGCCCGAATGGGACTATAGTTGGCTGCAGTTTATCCTGACACTTATATGTCCAGTCGTACCATGCGAGCGCAATATATGGAAACCAAATTAAAAACGAAAGGACCCATGGATTCTTGTGGGGAAGGTACCAGTATCCGGCGGCTAAAACCGCTGTGAATATGATGCACTTTATGTTAAAACGAAAGGGGCGACCTGGAAAAAAGCCACCTGCCATTCCTTATTAAGTGTACAGACTTAATTTTTACTCGACCAGTGAATATATGGCTCTAAGGGTAATAAAAACAAATCGTCTGGTACTTGGTATTTAATTTCTTTATTTTTAAACTTCAAATGTTCTGTAATGTGTAAAGGTATTTTGAATATATCGCATGGAATATTATAAAAATTCGACTCTCCAAATAGTATATGCCAACAGGTTTCAAAAATAAAGGGAATATCGAATGAAATATTTTGACTAGTCATTATCATAAAATTTTCATTAGTCATTATCATATCATACAAATTTTTATATATTTCCATTGAATTTAAAAGTATTCTTTCCTTTGAAACAATAAATTGAGCGGATGCAGGTATATTTTCAAAAATGTACATCTTATTTTCAGAATAAATTTCCCATACATTTGCAAATGGATATATTGCACCGCAAATCCACCAGTCTTTATATACGCTATTAAGTGAAATAAAACCATGTTTTTCTATATTTGCGTTTCGTATGAGTTCTAAAATATTCTGTCTTTGATGCCACGCATATTCGTGACCGTGAATAAAGGCTACATAATCCGGTAAGTCATGGTACCTCTCTATGATGAATTTCAAGTAAACTGAGGCTTCTTTTCCTTTATTTGGGATGACGTATGCTGGTTCAAAACACGTGGGGTCTGCACCCTCTTTGTCTATGAGAACCACTGGAAACTCGGAATTCTTGAGCCATGTGAGATCTTCCTTCCAGTGGCTTGTGACTATAGTCACCATCTGTTATTTTTATTCTTTAAATTTCAATCTCAGGGACGCGAACGGCGTTCTTGGGACCGAAGTCCGCCCCGAGGGGCTATTTTTAATTTTAATATAAAATTGCGAGCGTCACAAGTACTACGTACTTGGTCCGTTTAGTTGGAGAAGGCAAGGCCACCCATGCCGGACTGGATGCGCAGGATGTTGTAGTTGATGGCGAACATCTTCTGCAGGGGGGTGGTGTAGCCGCTCTTCATGTTGATAGCCACCTGGGCGTTGTCAATGCGAGAGAAGTTGCAGGTGCCGGTTGGCTGGTGCTCCTCGGGCTGCAGAGCGAAGGAGTACACGTAGATGCCTGGGTAGGGGGTGCCGGTGTGGTACAGGAATGGCTGGTACTGGTTGAAGTACTTGCCGGTCTGCTCCTTGAAGCGGTCCTGACCGTTCAGCACCAGCTTGAAGTTGTACAGGGGACCCACCTCCACACTGAGCTGGGTGGCGGATGCCACGTTGCCGGAAGACTCCTCCATCCAGCCGACGTTGGAGGTCAGAGCGGCGGTAACCAGACCCTGCAGAGCCAGGGCGTTGGAGTACAGGCGTGGGCAGCCCAAATCGTGGGGCAGAGCACCTGGGGCGAAAATTGGGCTGGGTGCGCAAGTCACGTTCACGTTGGATGCGTAACCGCCGGTGAAGTTCCACAGGCTGTTGTAAGCAGTGGACACGGTGTTCTGGTAGCACCAGACCAGCTCCTTCACTGGGTGGTTGAAGGACAGACGCACAGTCTGGGCGCCTGGGTTGCCGGTGGCGGTGATGGAGTCACCACCGGTGTGCTGCACCTGCTCGATCAGGTACTCGTGACCCTTCTGGGCGAAGCGGCGACGCTCCTCAGTGTCCAGGTACACGTAGTTG